ATGCGCAGCCGCCCTTCCCACACGCCCGCCACCGCCCCGCGCAGGGCAGCGATTCCGGAAGCGGCCAGTGCCGATTGCACCATGGTCAACAGCGCCTGCACCGTCGCGGGCCGTCCGCCCGCGGGCCACAGCGCGAGGTCAACCGGCCCCTGATCGGGCAGCCCCGGCGCCGTCACCGTGACGCGCACGGAGCCCGCCGCCGGCAGCGCCGCGAGATCGGCGGCGGAGATGGGGGCGCCGACGATGCCGGTCTGCGTTGGACGGATGCGCGCCGCGCCCTCCACCTCCCACCCGCCATTTGCGGTGCCGAGGCGCAGCGCCACCGCCGCGTTGCGCTGGCTGGCATTGCCGACGCGCAGCGCCGCGCCCTCGCCCTCGCCGGCAGGGGTGCCGGTGGTGGCGACCAGCCGATTGCCGGAGACGGTGCAGGTGAAGGCCGAGAAGGCCGGCAGGCCGGGGCGCAGTGTGCGCACGCGCGTCTCGATGCGCTGCGCCAGCGTGGCAAGGCGCGCGGCAAGATCGGCGCCGGGCACCGCGGCCTCGCCGGCGTCCAGCACGTCGAATTCCAGCGGGCCGGTGCCGTCGATGGTGACGGCAAGGCGCTGCCGGTCCGCCCCCAATTGCGCGAGGTCGCCCGCGCCGAGCCGGCCGCTGGTGCTGGTGGCGTTGCCGTTCGTAAGCAACGCCGCTGCCGCGGTCGGCCGCGTCAGCGTGACGAGCGCGGAGCCCGCATTGACCACGGAAGGCGCGTAGTTCGGTGCGCGGCTGTTCATCGAGAGGTTGCGGAACTGCTCGATGCGCGCGGCCTGCGGGCCGGCGCCGTTGTCCACCATCTCGGTGACGGTCAGGTTGAACAGGCTGCCGGGGCTGGCGCTGTCGTAGTTCACATCGAGCCGCAGGCCGTTGCCCCAGGCGCCGTCGGACGCGGCGCTCGCGGTCAGCACCACCGGGTCGCCGCCGGCGATGCCATTCGCCATGCTGATCGCCGCTGCCTGAGCGCCCTGCGCCACCCGCACCACGATGCCGCGTGCGCCGCCATTGAGGAAGAAGTGCTGCACCGCATAGGACAGCGGCGCGTTGGCCGCGAGGCCGCCGAAGGCGCGTTCGAAATCCGCATAGCTGAAGATCGGTACGGGGCGGTTCACCGCGCCGCGGGGCGTGTAGCCGACGAAGGCGGTGATGGAGGTGGCGACGCCTGCGATGGCGCGCACGCCACTCGGCAATTCCTCAATGTAGACGCCCGGGTAGCTCACCGAAACGGCCATGCCCTACCTCCCTTTCCTTGCGCCCTGCGCCCCGCAGGAACGGGGGGTGCGTTGCCAGCCTTGGGCAGCGGCCGCATGCCGCGCATTGCGACAGCTTTCGTCGGAAGGAACCTAGGTTCCCCGCGAAAATAACGCAAGTGAAAAGTTTGTACCAATGGCTCAAACGCCTGACTCGCTGGATTCTGGGGATTGAACGAAACCGCTTCGCAATGATCGGAGCTGAGGCGGAGCAGGCTCCTGTCTGACAGGTTTGGTGTCCCTCGTAGATTTTCGCGCGGCTTTGATGGTTTCCCGAGTGGCAGCGCGAACCGGAGCGAAAAGCAGCGTAGCGGCGCGAAATTCTGCGAACTGGCGGTGCGCCAGGGGCCGGGTTCCGAGGATGCACGGCTGCCCAGGATGCGGTGTTGCTCAGCCCATTCTGAGACAGTGAGTTGCGGCGGCGGGCGCAGCATGGCCCCGGCACGGCGGCGCACATGTTCACGCGTGCGGCTCTCGCTCGCCGCCGATGCCGGGAGGGTCGAAGCGATCGGAAGCCTCCGTCAGAAGCTCATTGATGTGCTGCTGCAGGATGGTTTGCAGCAAATGGGGCTCGACATTCAGTTCGGCGGCAATCACGCCCGCGACGCGTGCGGGCCAGTTCAGCAGCGCGTCACGCATGGTGCTGGCGATTTCATCAATCGTCGCATTAGCGGTGGCGACATCAAGCAGCCGACCCTTGCTTTCATCGAGGGCCAGGCGCTGGGCTTCGACCTTAAGGGCGAGTTGCGCGACCTTGAGCCGGGCGAAGGGCGTGCCCTCGGCCGCCGCGCTGCCAGCGAGGGTGGAACGCTGCGGGTCCGAGGTTTCCAGCAGCCTGGCGCGTGTCTTGGCGATATCCCATTGGCCATCAGGCTCGCGCGCGATGCGCCCCGTGCGTTCAGCCTTGTGCATGGTGGTATCACTGACGCCGAGGCGTCGCGCGGCTTCACGCGTGGAGGATGTCAGTTCAGCCATGGCGGCGACCTCCCGCCGCGCGTTGGTGAGGGTTCAGGGTGTCAGTGTGTGGCGCGGCGGCGCGCTGCGTGGAATGCGGCAAGGGCGGCTTGCCAATCGGCGTTATGCGCAATGCCGATGCGCTGGAGGGGTTCGAGCGTTACCTTGCGCCGGCTGTAGTATTCACCCTGCATGCGCGCGAGCCATCCGGAAAGCCCCTGCGCGGCAAGGGCGTCGCTGGCGACCAAAACTTCTGCCTCGCTCGGCTCGGTGCGTCCGAGGGAAACATGCCGGCCATCAGTGCCCAGTACGATCCATCGGGTTTCAGTTTCTGCGTGCATCGTCATTCTCCGTCTCGCGTGACGGATGCTTCGCGCTGTGTTTCGCGTGAGCCAAGGCCATAAAGCACCAGGGATCGCGATGATCCCTGGGCTTGGCAATCATTCATGCCGCTGTGGCTGTGCAGCTTCATTCAGCGACGCGGTAGACCGTGTAGGAGCCTTTCGCGCCCTGCTTGTTTGGCCCCACTTGGCGGACGCGCTCGGCAATCTCCACCGTGATGCCCTGGCGCTTTTTCAGCCCGGCGAAAAAGCCGCGCACCGTATGCTGCGCCCAGCCGGTAGCTTCGGCGATTTGCGCCACCGTCGCGCCCTCAGGGCGCCGGAGCATCGCCAGCACCACCTCCTGCTTCGTGCCCTCGCGTGGCTTGCGTGGCGCGCCCGTGGCGCGTGTGCCGCGCCGTGAGAGCACGTTGCGCAGCATGTCCATCGCGCGCGCGATGGGGTCTTTATCCGCGTTAGCCGGTGGTGTTTCTTCCCAGGCAGCCAGCAAGCGCTCCGCGGCTTCGCGCAGGTTCACGCTTCCCATGTTGGGCGCCTCTGGCGCGGGTTGGGCGGGCTTGGCGGCGGGCTGCTCCTCAGCCTGCGGTGTCGTGTCCTCGCCGTCCTGTGGCGCCGTGTCGGGCGCGGTGCGGCCCTCATTCGGGTCAATGCCAATCGCGCGCAGCCCCTCATCCGTCACTTGGATCAGGATCGGCGTGCCATCCCCATCCTTGCGCCACACCATCGCCAATTGATCGCGCGGTGCAGCAACCTCGATCAGCAAGCGGTTTTTGATCAGGCTATTCACCACCGCGCGGCAGGCAGCGACTGGCAAATGCTTCGGCGCAATCGCCAGCAATTGCGGATGCTGCGCGCCGTGGCTCAATACAATCCGCTGCGTGTCTGAAAGCTTCATCGTTTCGGTCTCCGGTTGCGGGCGCCGACCATCGGCCCCTACTGCCGGGAGCCCCGCCGGGCCGAACCCGGTCGGGGCGGTGCGGGAGTGGCCCGCTTCAGGATTCGTATTCGCCGCGGCGGAAATGCTGATCCGCGATGTTCTTCAGCTTCGCGGTGGCATCTGAAAGCCAGGCCGCTTCGCCCCAGAGCACCGTCTCGGGGTCCGCGCCGAAATGGTCCGCGCTGGCCTGGGTGAGTTCGGCGAGGAGGGCGTCGAATTCGGTCTTCTTCGCCATGAAAGCGGCCAGGCTGTTTTCCTGGTTGCGGGCGGCGCGGGCTTCGCGGTCGGTCATAGTCGTCTCCGTCGTGGTGCAGGGCGTGGTGCTCTGCGTGTGACGGACCATTCGCGCTGTGCTGCGCGCGAGCCAAGCAAGATGCAGTGGCGCGGAATTGCTAAGTTTCGGCGGTCTGGATCACATCATGATCGACGACGCCACGGGCTGCTGCCTTGTTGTCCTTGACGCAGGTCGGGTCATTCTGCGATAAATGTGAATCTGCTGGGGAATCGGGCCTGCTCCGAAGCAGGTGAATGGGATTGTGAAATGAGATTCCATCTGCTGCGCCCTGGTCGGCGCTCGCGTATGCGACGCTTCGTCGAGATAGCTGCAGCTGTTTGCATGTTTGGATTGCCCCTGGCGGCACCCGCGCAGATACCAGCTGGACCTAACCCAACGCAGCAGACGGTGCCCCGTGACGAGTACGAGGCGCATCTGGGGGATCCAAGTTACCGACCGAATTTTCAAGACCTCGTCACGTCGGCGCGCTACCGGCAAAGGCGGGACTGCAACACGGCAGCGCTACGCATCGATCGTTATATCCGAGCGATCGAAGATGATAACTTTCCGTTCACCATCCCTCAGCCCATTGCCGGCACCGCTCCATTGACGCGCGAAGAATTCGTGCGGCTAGCTGCGGATTACGTCGAGCTGTGCGAGCTTCGTCAGCCCCGCCAGGACGAGAATCCGGCAGGGCGGCCCGGTGAGGTTGGTGTGCTGTTCCACGGCAATCCGAGCAGCCAGCGCGGCATCCTGCCCGCTTGCACCGCCATGCGCCTGAGTGACTCGGTGTTCCTTACCGCGCTGCACTGCGTGGTCCGCCCGGGCCGCGGCGATCCTATACCGCTTGGTGCGCTGCACGTCCAAACTGCAGATACCTACACTGATGCCGACGCCCGCGAAGATCGCCTCGTCGCGGTGCGCTGGGTCCCGACGTCAGCGCAAATCGAGGGCTACCGCCTTTACAGAGAGCCATACGATCTCGTTCACATGCTGCAATCGCAGCCGGGAATCTGGCAGCCTGCGCTGGACTACGCGGTATTGGTCGCGGCATCCTCGTCGCCTGCGGCAGCGGTAAGCGCCCTGCCAAGCGGCTTGGGCGCCGCGCCGCGGCGCAACCAGCAGACTACCTTGGTCGGCTACCACCATTTCGTGCTGCTTGCCCGCTACGTTGAACGCTGCCTCATTACAAGCTGCAGATGGGTTCCCGACGAGGTCAACGTCCGCCAATGGCCCTTCGCCATCCGGCTCGATCGAGGATCAACCTGCCGCATTGTCGCCCATGGTCCCGGCTGCGTGCTGCACGGCTGTCAGACAGCGAGGCGCGCTAGCGGCGCGCCGTTGCTGGACGGGGCGTCGCGGCAAGTCGCAGCATTGCATACCCGCCCGGTTTCCGCTTCCGGTGGACAATGCGGCGGCCTTAATCTGCGTATGGGGAATGCCGGTCTCCCGTATCCCTCAGATGAGCTAGAACCGTGGCGCTTGGCCGAGGCCGCGCGAAGGTTAGGGCTCCGATGACGCCGCGCTTGCCTCGCCTCCCTGCCGCCTGGAGCCGTGCATGGCGCCAATGGCGATGGATGGCTGTCGCTGGACTGATAAGTGTCACTCTCCTCCTGGCGGTGTTGGCCGTCTTTCAGCCGGCGTACTCGCCGCCTCAGGAGCTCAGGGTAGTCCTAGCTGCGACGTGCCCGCAGGGTCGGGACGGCCCCGGGGCGGCTGCGGTATCGGCCGTCAGCACGATGCTGGACATCGCGGAGCGACTGCTACCGTCTAGTGCGGCGGCTGCCCAGGTTCAGCGTGGCGGCGCCAACCGCCGCCTCTACGGCCTACCTCCGTCTTCCGATCCCAACGCCGCGCCTCCTCTCGACGTTGGTTGCATCACAATTGTCCGTGGCCCCTTCGTCCCTGACCGTCGGGCACCTGCTGGCGATATTGGGAAGTGCATCGACAAAGATGAGCTGCAACGCTTAGGCCTACGCGGCATGCCCTCCTTGTTCTTGCAAATCGAATTAGTGAAGGAGGTTGGAGGGCAATTCTTCGTAGCGACCCCGCGGCGGTTTGCCTATTTCCCGGAGCATTCTGCCAATGTGAGCGACGGGGGCGAGTCGCTCCGCGCCGACAGCTATTCGGTCGACCTCCGCTTAACTCTTCGGCCACTGGATGCTTCTGCAGAAGTCCTGCTGTTCCAGTTGGCCATTCCACGCATGCCATCACGCACTGTGACACCGGCAGCGGAGCCCTGCGACCGTGCAACGCTCGACAGCGGGCCTTGGGTAAGCCTTCCGCCGCCGCCGCTGCCGCCCTGCCGGCCCGACCAGCCTTCCAGTCCACCCTGTAGGGCGGCAGGGCCGCCGGTCCGGATCGAGGTTGAGCTTCGGGAGACAGCTCTGCCGCGTAGCCTCCCCGCACGACTAAGGGAGGCGGTCGGCCTGTTGCAATGAGTGGGCGACGTGCAGGCATTTGCGCGTAACGCGGACATCAAGAATATCAGCTTGCTAGAATCGCGAAGCTGGCATGCAGCTTATGCTGCGGCGCCTCCAACGGGTCGCAGATCACGCGGTCAGTTCCGGCCGACGCGCCGCGGCGACATCGGCAAAGATGCGATCTTCGCCGTCTAGCACCGCGGCGTCGCCGATCGTGTCCTGCCAGCGCTGCACGATGACATCTGCATAGGCGGGATCGATCTCCAGCAGCACGGCACGCCGCCCCGTGCGCTCCGCCGCGATCATCGTCGTGCCCGATCCGCCAAAGCAATCCAGCACCGTATCGCGCGGCTTGCTGCTGTTGCGGATGGCGCGCTCGACTAGTGCCACCGGCTTCATCGTCGGATGCAAATCATTCCTGGCCGGCTTATCGAAATGCCAGACATTCCCTTGGTCCCGCGCGCCGCACCAGTAATGCTGCGCGCCGGCCTTCCAACCATAGAGCATCGCTTCGAATTGCTGGTGGTAGTCTGCGCGGCCCAGCGCAAAAGTATTCTTGGCCCAGATGATGGTGCTGGACCATTTGCCGCCTGCTTCCTGCCAGGCGCGATGCAGCGTTGGCCATTCGGAAGACGACATACAAATATAGCTGGCGCCCTTGGTGACCGAGAGAAGGTTCGTCAGCGCCGGGCGCAGGAAATCCAGAAAGCCCTTGCCCAACGCGTCATTGGCGATGGTCATCTTGGCGGCGGTGCCGCCCTCGTAAGCAACATTATAGGGCGGATCTAGAAAGGCCATGTCCGCGAGGTGCCCATCGCCAAGGGCGCGCTGCACATCGGCAAGCTTGGTCGCATCACCGCAGAGCAGCCGATGCTCACCACAACGCCAGAGATCACCTTCACGCGTGACGGGATTGACTGGCAGCGGCGGGGCCTCGTCGGCGTCCTCGCCATCAAGCCCAGTATCGGCGGCGGCCAGCAGCCGGTCCAGTTCCATGCCGGAGAAGCCGAGCACGTCCAAATCCACCGAAGCATCGTCACGGATGCGCGCGATTTCCGCAGCCAACATCGCCTCGTCCCAGCCGGAGTTCAGCGCGATCTGGTTGTCGGCGAGCCGCAACGCACGCGCCTGGGGTTCAGAGAGATGCGCGAGCCTAATGGCCGGGACACTCGTCATGCCGAGCCGCTTGGCCGCCATGACGCGACCATGGCCTGCGACCAGTACGCCCGCGCCATCCACCAGGACCGGGTTCACAAAGCCGAATTCGGCAATGGAGGCAGCAATCTGCGCTACCTGCGCTGGCGAATGCGTGCGCGCATTCTCGGTATAGGGCACCAGCGCCGCGACCGGCAGCGAGATAACTGCAAGCTCAGGCTGCATGGGCAACCTCCGCCCGCGCTGCTGCTACCGCGTCGTAATCGCGCCCATCGCCCGCTAGCGTCACCGACTGATCGGGGTAAAGCATCCGCCAACGCGCAATCGCCAAATCCACATAGGCGGGCGCCAATTCAATGCCGCGCACAACGCGGCCCTTGCGTTCTCCGGCAATCAGCGTCGTGCCGCTGCCCGCGAAGGGCTCAAACACCACCTCGCCAGCCTCCGTATAGGCACGCATCAGGAAGTCTGGCAGTGCCACCGGAAACACCGCCGGATGTACTGTCTCAATCCCGCGCCCCTTATGGCGCGTGATGCGCAGTACCGCGTCAGGGATGCGCATGTCCTGCACCGGTTGTCCGATATGCGTATAAGCCTTCACCTCGCCGTCGGCGGCGCGCAGCCCGCTGCCCTTGTTCGGCGTGCCGGCCCATTTGCAGGGAATGATCTTGTTCGCCTGCCGCGCCGTGCGATTGAAGTGAAACACGAGTTCGAAGGCCGGCGCCAAACGACCGTTCCAATCTCCCGGCAAGCCCGGCCCCTGGTCCCAGGTATAAAGCCCAAAGCGACGCCAGCCGCGCGCGCGCATCCATTCCAGCCAGGCTTGCCAATAAGGCTGCCATTCATTCTCGCGATGGATCAGGCCGAGATTGACCAGCGCCTGGCCATCCGGCCGTAGCGCTGCGTCCAGATGCTGAAACACGCCCTGCATCAGCGCATCCCAATCCGTCACACCGCCGGTCGTGTAGGCGCGCTGGTTCCCATAGGGCGGGCTCGTGAAAAGCAGCGCCGCGCGATCGCTTTCCATCACGCGCGCCACCGCTGCTGCGTCGGTGCTATCGCCACACAGCAAGCGATGCGCGCCCAGTAGCCACAAATCGCCGGGGCGCGAGACCGTCTGGCGCGGAGCCTCCGGCTCGGCATCTGCGGGATCGTCGGCATCTTCGGCAATCGCGGGCGCGGCAGGGTTCTCGGCGGTGTCTGCGGGCAGGGCTTCGGGCGCATCGCCGTCGGACACGGCCTCTCCAGCCGCCGCGAGGATGCCCGCAAGTTCATCCGCCGAGAAACCAAGCGCTGCCAGGTCAATTTCCGCCGCCTGGACGCTCGCCAACGCATCGCGAAGCAGCGCCTGGTCCCATGTTGCGTTCTCTGCGATGCGATTATCCGCAAGCCGCAGCGCTTCCTTTTGCGCGGGTGCGAGGTGCTTCAGCACAATCACCGGAACCTTGGCGATGCCAAGCGCTTCCGCCGCAGCCAACCGGCCATGCCCCGCGATCAGCACGCCATTTTCGTCCACCAGGAGCGGGTTGGTGAAGCCGAAGGCCTGCATGCTGGCCATGATCTGCGCGAGCTGCGCCGCGTCATGCACGCGCGCATTGCCGGCATGCGGGCGCAACGAGGCAATCGCACGGAGTTGGATCCGCTCGGCCATCCAGGGAAGCGTCATGGGGGGTATCCGGGAAGGGTTGGGCGACGGTTTGCAGTTAAGCTGCTGAAATCACGCCGAAAGGGTGCAAACCATGCGAGGGCTGGGTGCAAACCAGGTGCAAACCTA